GCCGCTTGGTTGGCAACAACCGCTACGCGGGGTTTGGCATTTTTGGGGATGAGCGCGTCTAGGATGTTGCCGTTGCTGTCGAGCAGTTCTAACGTGGTGAGGGCGGTGCCGTCCCAGTACAGGACGCGCGGCGCGGCACCGAGTGGGATGGTGCTGCGCTGGTTGGCGGTGTTGCCCGTGTTGCGCTGGATGAGAATTAAATCATTTGCCGCCATATGTGGTGGTTAAAATTGAGTGATGAAGGGGATTTGCGCCCATTGATTTTCGTCGTAGCAGATGTACAGGTTGTCGGCATCGGCGGCGATGTCACCGCGCTCGCCTGCTGCGGTGTGCGTTGCGGGTGGACTGACCCAGCGCAGCCCGCTAGTAGGGGCGTTTTGTAGTGCTTGGATGTCGTCGCCAACTTTTTTCGCGAACGCAGCAAAGCGAGCGTCCATCTCTGCAATCGCTGCGCGCGTGCTGCTGCGTGCCATGTTCGTTGCGGGGTTAATCCAGTTAGTCCAGTTTAGCGACTTCGTACATCGTCAGGTAGTCGCTGGTCGGTATCGGTTCGTTTACTGCTGCTTCAGCGATGGCGGCGGTGATGATGCTGCCGGCGGTCGGCACGAGGTCGGCGGTAGAGAGAGAAAGCGTTTGGCTGTCTGATGAAGCTGCATTTCGCACTCGCCAATCTATTTCTACCGTCATTTCAGCAATACCACTTTGCGGCAAAACCCGAACTGCGTCAATGATGACACGTGGCTCCCAGCGAACAGATTCTAAAATATCTATGGGGATATTGACTTCAGCTTCCGCAAATGGTTTGTCAATGTTGCTATGCAGTCGTGAACCAAAGTCGCGCCGCAGAGGCACTGAGCCTATGGGTGTTGAAAAAATAATGCGAAGGCACTGGGAGATGTCCTGCACATTTGTAACAACTTGACCATAGCGACTCAGTGCAGGCGACCAATCACGGGCAGTTATGTCAGCAACAGCTACCATAGTAACTTTTCTCGTGTCCGAATAGCGACTGGCGAAAGAATGGTTGTTGCAATGGAAACGTTTTCCGGTAGCGGCAACATGAGTTTACGGGCTTGAATACGCTCAAGAAGTTTCATGGCATCGTTTTTCGCCTGCATATCTGCCTCTGGAACTGCATTCCGCCGTAAGTACAGGCGGAATACTGCTATATCCAGACAGATGGTGTTGATGAGAGGTGGCAAAGAACTATTTGGTATCGGCACAGTATAGCGTTCAGCTAAAAACGAGTCAATGATATTGACTGCGGCTTCTATGCATTCCTTAATGCGTATGTTGATATTTGAGCTTTGGTCTGACCACAACGACATTGTATTGCCAACAAACGGCACTGCACCTGTACTGTCATCAAATTCGCCTATTCGTTCATCATCCACAAGGTCAAGAAGGTGAACGCGAGGAATACGGTTTGCTTCGATGTCGGCACGGGTGCAGTACATGACAATATCATTACAATATTTTGATGCGGATAACCTGCTGTGCGGCTGTTGCTTCGTCAAGCGCAATGCCATTGACAACATCGGTATTGGCCGTCACAGGAATAGCCCTTCCTTGTGCATCTGATTTTATCAAGGTATTCACGGTCACGGCTGAACCAACCTCAACCCAAGCGATAGCATCAATTTGAACAGGTAATGCCTCGTTTTCTTTAACGCTGTCACAGGAGACACCAATGGCTTTTGCGCCCGCTCCACAGATTGCGCCACTTGGCAGAATCAGCTTGTTCTTTACTGTTAAGGCTGCTGCTATGAGCGTGATAATGGTTCCTTTGACTGCTGTTGCTGTGGTCATTTTACTGTCTCCTTTTTACTTTTTGATTCTTCCTTGTCAGTTTGTTCTTTGTGCGGAACTTCAAGAAATTGTTCGAGGCTTTGGGGAACTTCTTCCAACTCAATTTCTGAGCCTTCGGAATATACCTTGCCGTTATGGCGAATGTTAATGTTGGTTACAATGTATTTTTTCATTTATACCTCACACAATAGAGGTAATGAGAAAACCTAAGTCGGCATTGAGCAGAGCGGTTTTTTGAATAGTTGTTCCTCGCACATAATTCACTTTCCCACCTTCTTTTTGGTATTTGTCGTAGCTCGGAAAGCCTGTGTACACAAAACGATACCCAAATGCCGACGTGTATTCGCTTGTTTGTGTGCTGTCAGCCACAGGTACATAAGCCATGATTGCAACATCCTGCCATACATCAACGAATTGATTCGACGCTTCATCATGCCACACGCTTTGTGCAATACCAATGCGCTGTACACCAGTGAGTTCACGCAAAATATCCACAGACAACACACCAGCAGAGCGGTAAAGAAGGCGATCTTGAATTTGCTTGTTCGTGTGTAAAGATTCATATGCACGAGACCCTAAAACAAGCGTATTTGGATAACGGCCACAGGCTTGACGAACCCCGCTACGACCTTCGAGCAATTGGTCTATGGGTTTAGAAGCAGCATTTGTCCATTTGTCAGTGCCAGAAAGTGCTATTTTGTTGTTCGCACTGTATACGGCGGGATTCTGTGCGAGTGAGGCACACAAATACTCGTTTTTTAAGGCAAATGCATCTTGAATTTGCCGTGCTTTTTGTGCCTCTAAATCGAAACGCTTACGGGCAGTGCGAGCTTCACGATAATCAATAGCAAACTGCAAGTCATGTTCTTCCAGCACAAAACCTTGGTCTTTGATGCCCTCTGGTTCTGCATTGTTGCTGCCAGCGTGTAACGCCCGTTCAGTTTTATAGATACGCAGATGCTCTTTGCCATACTCTGGCACACGAACAAATTCTTCATCCACATTTACTTGAGGAAATAGCAACGAGGCGACATAGGAATTATCTGCATTGCCATAGCCTTGTGCGCGTTCCGTCAAAAGACGGTCTTGCTTCATGAGCAGTTCTTCTAATCGTTTACTCATTATTGTTCTACCTCCTCAAGCACACGTTCATACGCTGCTTCAAATGTGATGTTGTTTGTTTTGGCGACTTCTTTGATTTTAGCATGAAGAGCATTCCGCCCATCTAATGTTTCCAAATCCATTGCTTGAATCGTTTGTTTGCCAGCGCGAGAAGGATTTGCCATATCGCTGAATTGCATCAACGGCTGCTTATTTTTCAGCATTTCCATTGTCTTTTCAACAGCACTTTTTTCGCCGTCCGAGAATTGATGGTTTCCAACGGCGGCCTTGAGCATCAAATCGTCAATGGTGTAATCACGTTCGGCTGGTATAACTTTTCCTTCTCGGATAAGTTCATCAACGAATGCAGAAAATTCCTGACGTTGATGCATGGTGGTAAGATGCTGCACTCGTTTCGTCAATTCTTCGTTGCGTGCCAGCAACGCCGACTCGCGTTCTTTGGATTGCTGGCGTTCGGTGTCCATTGCCGCGGAGAACTCAGAGCGCATTTTCTCCATATTCTCAATAGCATCTGCGGCTTGACGCTGCAGCTGTTCTATTTCTTCTTTCATTATAGGCTCCTCAAATGATAAGCGGGAATTATTTTGATTTTGAAGAAGTGAATTGAGCGTATCGGTGAGATATGTAGGGACTTCGGGGCGCTCATCTGCAAGCAGAATTATTTCGTCTTCAGGCATGACTTTATTGGCTTCATCCGTGCCCCATTTGCCAATAATCCATTCTTTGATTTTGCGAAAACGGCTGTACACAATGTTCATGCGTGTATCGGCAAACTCTGCAGCACTTTCGATTTCTACAACACGGTCATTGGCTGAGAACTGATATTGGTCAATCCCTGGTATATCTTTTACGGCTGGATTGTCCGTTACACCAATATGAAACAATGACATATCTGGATTGATGGAAACAGAAAAGTACCGTAAATCTGATGCGGCTAATGCAGGTAACATTCCTTCTGCAAATTCTGTTGGCATGGCTTCAATGGTTGCTTTACCGCCACGCTCGCCGATACGAATATTCTGCGGCGTTGTATATCCTAAAACAGGCAGGTTGTTTTTAGGGTGGCGCATCACGAACGGTATGCGAGATGGCGAGGCTTGACGTGTCTTTTCTACAACAGTCTGAAGGTCGCCCTTCGTCCATTGTTTTTTTGTTGCTGTTGTTTTATGCAACCCCTCTTCAAATATCACCATCCAAGGATACATATTTCACAGGAAAAGAATGCGCTGACCTGCAGTATTTGCACGAAGATACAGGTAAAGCAGTGGCGAGAAAAAGCCAAATCTTTGCGACCAATTGCTCGGAAGGTATTTTTGGCATATTTTCGCCAAATGAGCGAACGGTATCTTATTCATATCGAAACTGAGGAAGGGCGTAGAGTCGCTTCGTATTCATTAAGCGAGGTGCATTCTATCCCCCACAAAATTGTTGTTGCGTTGCATGATGACGTGTTAAGGCAGCAGGGAGATATTCCTCGTATGGAAAGCTATGCTTTGGTATCTCATATTGTTACAATGTCTGTGCGACGCATTCGAGAACTTGTCAGTAAGTATCGGTATTGATTTTTTTAACAACCTTATTCATACAACTAAAGGAAGTTCATTTTTATGGAGACTATTGCGGTAAACAAGCTCAAAAAAGACGGGAACAACCTTAATAATCACACGGTGAGAGGTTTGGGTCTGCTGTCACACTCGCTTGACAAATACGGGGCTGGCCGCCCTATTTTAGTGGACAAACGTAACAATGTGCTTGCGGGAAATGCTGTGGCTGAATATGCTGAAGAATCAGGAATCAATGAGGTTGTGATAGTGGATGCAGCAGATGATGAGTTAGTCATTGTTCAGCGAAGGGATTTGCAGATAGATACCCCAATGGCAAGAGAGCTTGCCTTTGCCGATAATCGTATATCAGAGCTAAACTTAGAATGGAATGTACAGCGTGTCAATGCTCTTTTTGAAGAAATTGATATTGCTAATATTTGGACTCCTGTGCAACAGGATTATCAGGAAGAAGAATTCTCAGAAAATGACCAAAACTTGATAGAAAACGACGTTGTTCTTTATCAATTTCGCATTGGAAAGCAAGAAGGCGAGATTTCAAGAGAAGAGATGAATGTATTCAAAGACGTGTTTACAAATTATGTTGAGAGAACTGGTACGTCATATGGTTTTATTTCATGGCTTTTACAACTGAATAATGCGGAGTAAACAGATGATTACGTCCATTGAAGATTTGAAATTTGATAGCAACAATGCAAACTTGCATACTGAGATTGGTATGGAAGCACTTGCTCAATCGGTAGAAAGGTACGGAATTGGCCGAGGTATTCTTGCTGATAAAGATGGCAATATCATAGCAGGTAACGCAACGGTCGAAACACTTCGCAAACTTGGTTATCACAAGGTACGTGTTATTGAATCTGATGGCTCAACATTAATTGCTGTCCGACGTAATGACTTGGATTTGGAAACAGATGGCAAGGCCAAAGGTCTTGCTTTTGCCGACAATCGTGTACGTGAATTGAATTTGCGCTGGGACGAAGATAACATCGCCCTTGCCTCGAGCATGATGCAACTCAGTCCTATGTGGTCAGATAGAGAGATTGAAGCATTGCTGGTTCATCCTGAGGACGAACACGAGGTGATGAAAACGTCGCCAACGCAAGGCGGTACATTGTTTGTGATGTTTGGCAAATTTCGCATTCTCACCACGCAGCAAGAATTTGACGCTATTCATCAGCAAGCGGAACTGTTTTTTTCTCAACACCAAACATATCATGGCTTTACAACCTACCTTATCAACATTTCACCCGCATTACCCATTAGCAAAGGTGAAACCAGCCAGTTATAATCCTCGGATTATTGGCCAGGAGGCTTTACAAAAACTGGAACAATCTATTACGGAATTAGGTGTGCTGAAGCCTATTATCGTCGGCGTTGACCAAACAATTATTGCTGGTCACCAACGCACAAAAACCATGTTGAAACTCGGTATCAAGACTGCGCCAGCTTTTGAGATAGCCGATGTGAACATAACGGACGAGATTGCTTTTAATCAGATGCACAATGCCGCTGATATTGAACGCAGCGACAATAGCTTTCGTGTAAAAATTCACGGAGACCTGCCAGAGGAAGAATGGGCAATGGTGGCACCAGACCAGATTGAAATTGTCGGCATGGGAACGGGTGCGCTTATCAACCAACAGCTTGGATATTTGTTGCTCAGGTATGGTCCATTTGGAGCGGCTGTTGTCAATAGTGCAGGTGACGTGCTTGTCTCGCCAAATTATGCGAGAATCTCAAAAATGCTGGGGCATCATTTGCTTGTTTATCATGTGAGTCCACAAAAAGAGCAAAAGTGCATACAGTATTTTGATTTGAAGTACGGCAAGTTTCATTATGACCATTTGCCGAAAAATACATATGTTCAAGCTCACGCACAGCCAGTCCGCCTTCGCAAAAAAGGCAAAGAGGAGCAGGAGCAATCCATGTGGAGTACGCTTATTTGGAAATATATCACGAAAGATATGCGGATTCTGGATTTTGGTGCGGGACAAAAGGACAACGCAGAATATCTGATGAACAAGGGATACCAAATTGACGCTTTGGAATTTTTCTATCGTGGAAAATCAAAGGGTACAAAAATTCTGAAAAGTGCTGTTGAGCGAGACATTGACCGCTTGATTCATACTCTGAAAACATATGGTCGCTATGATGTTGTTATTTGCGATGCCGTTGTCAATAGCGTTGATAGCGATGAGGCATTTCGCTCAGTCTTGGGCTGTGTGAATGCGTTTTGCAAGCCTGGTGGTAGAATCTATTTGTCAGGACGTAGTCGCGAGGCTGCTGAAAAGATGATGCACGATAGCAAAAAATCATATTCTACCCAGAACCAAGTATATTACTTTGACGACAAAGGGTATTCGGTTATTTTTATGTATGGCGATTGGTTCTATCAGCTTTTTCACACTATCCCCGAGATTAAAGCAATGGGAACGGGGTTTATTGGGGAAGAGTATTGTATGGCAGATACTGACGGAAGACCACTGAAAGAACACGCACCATCAGGATTGTGGCGTTTGTATGGTGATAAAAAGAAAGAACTGGATTGGGAAACGGTTCAAGCCTCCCTCCGATTTGAGTTTACGCTCCCGCTTCCAAGCGGAGACAGGTACGCACGAGACAACGATGTGATTGGTGTGATGAAAAAGTTTTATGAATAATAGAAAAAAGCCGCTTGTTAGGAGCGGCTTTTTCTTTATTGCAGAAAGTGTGCTATTGCACGGCTTCAAGCATTGTGTTGTCAAGCATGATTGCAAAGGAATACCCTTCTTTAATTAAGATATTTGTTGCTTTACGTCCAACAAACATCCTCATTTCTTCCTGCTGGTCTTCACTGAGTTCACCAGCAACATTTATCCAATAACGATTTGCTTGTTCAGGATGCTCCTGAATATTGACAAAATGAATAGCTGGAAAGTGTTTATGAGCATCTTCATAGAGCTTCATCGCTAATTCTTTGACTTTTCGTTTCATGGCTGAAGCCTTTCAAGGATGGGTGATAAAAATTCTTTTGCATGACGAATTTGCTTGGAAGCAGCATTTTTGCTCACGAACTGCATCTTGTAATCTGCTGTATCTCGCAATTCTTGCATCGGCAAGAGTAACGAAGCTATGGAAGCGGGATAGCGTTTTCTACGTTTAACTAACACCCCCGAAAACTGTGCTTGTACCCACGAATGCGGATTCTTCTCGTGTGTAATGTTGTCTTGTGCTAACGCTGCAATTGCTGCTTGAAAGACAGCGTAGTACGCACGATTAGCACTTGCATTGTAACGACCTTTTTCAAAGGCTTGTTCAGCATCAAGGAGGTTTTCCTGAGCTTTGGCTAAGAATTCTTGTATCATTATGCAAAACTTTCACTAAATAACAAGGGGGGTTGAATAAATGTACCATTTTTCAATAGACTTCTTTCAAAAGTAATTGCTGACAATGCCCTTACCCGCTTTCCGCTCTGCTTCAAGCACCCTCTCCTAAGCAATTCGCTGGGAGAGAGACGGGATGGGAGTACTTTTGAAAGAAGTCTATTCTGTCATCTGCTTGCGAAACGTCAAATTGATGCGAGACGGTGCATTCGCAACTTTGGGAACTGAATGCAGCCAATGATGTTGCATTTCTCCGCCCATCACCAGCAAGCTGCCATTTGTCAGCGTTATGGACTCCTGAATATCAAGAGTCCTATGCTTGTATTTGAATGTGCGCTCTGCGCCAAGGCTCAGGCTCGCTATTATGGGATTTTGCCCCAAAATTGGCTCGGCATCGGTGTGCCAACTGACAGAATCGTTACCGTCTCGATACAAGTTTGCCAGAACACTGTTAAATTCAACTTGCACAAATTCGCTAACTTTATCTTTGAGCATAAGGAGATCTTCATCCCATTTGCTTGGCGGCATTGCAATTCCTGAATAGTGCATCGGCGTTTCGCCAAACCATGCTGTCATACGAGGTTGCATTACTTGGCGACCGTAAAGCCAAATCGGTTCTTGCTTCCATGGAAGATTTGCCTTTAGATGCTCAAAAAAAGCATTGGCGATTGCAAAGTCCAGAAATTTAGGTACGTGTGTAATCTGTGCTTGGGGTAGAATCATAGAATATGGCAGTTTTCTTTCTGCAAACAATTCAAAAGTATGTGATTGCATAGCTTTCTACCTCCCTTCAGAAGTGATTTTGCGAGCCAAAGATTCCAAGTGATCACCAGCACCTAAGGCGCAACCAGTTGTGGTTCGCCCCCACCATAAACCATATTCATTGAATAGAACAGGCGAGCCTATACGGTTTAACTCTTCAGCGAGCCACTCCGAAACAAACCACCATTCATATATTTGCTGTGAAACTGCCTCGACATTAAAAAATTCTTGTTCAGCTTCTTCGATGCTGGTTATGCGTTCATCGTATTCATACTGTGGTATTGTATCGTTTTCAAAATCTTTGTTGGCGGCTTCCCGCAAATATTCAAAGATACGAGCAAATTCTTGTGTTTGCTCGTATGTGCCACCTTGAAAATAGAGACTTTTACCACAAACAACTTTATCCCATGACGGAAACGTGTCAGGATTTTGAATGTCTTCGTAGCTAAATACTTGTTTTTCAAATAGCTCACAGACGAGCTTTGTTTGATTGCCACGTATTTCGCTACGAAGTATTTTAAGTTGCAGTGCGATTTGCTCTCGTGTTGTCATAGTTGTATATTTGATGTAGGTGTAGAAAAAGTATTGATATTTTTTTCTGCGTAAGAGCTGGGCGAGATGGCCCTCTCACCCAGCTTTGCTTTGTGATTTTATTCAGGCAAATAGATAAACACTGCAAATTTCTGGTCGGTCATGAGTGCCGGATGCGATGTAATGCCCGCTTGTGCAATAGGTTCTGCGAGTTGTTTTAGAAAATCTTCGCGGGCTTTGATTTGTTGTTTAATGACTTCCATTTCTTGTGCAAGTCGCGCATACTTTGCATCTTGCGAAAAGTCCCATTTTTGATAGTACCGCCCATTAAATTTTACCCCAGAGTCTGTACGATTTTGCTTTCGCTCGACTTGTTGAACAACGAATGGTTCTACGATTGGCGTTAGTTGAGTCTTCATAGCTTCCAGCAATCTTTCCACTGCTGTTATCGCTACAAGTGTATTGATGCGTTGCTTGTTCGTTGTAAGACTCTTGACGGCTGCTGTGGATAATTGTGCGAGCGCAGATTTATTGAGAGGAAGGGCAAATAGCGCAGCAAGCGATGGAATCTTTTGCAGGTTTTTCATGGTGTTATTGGAATAAAGGTGTAACTGGAAGGTGGATTGAAGCCGCTTGGGAAATATCAGCTAAATACCGCAGACCAAACTGATAATTACGGCATGTCGAAAACTCAGGCGGTTTATCAGTTGGCATAGGAGTAATCTGAAGGGCGCGAGCATCTTGTGCGTGAATCTTAATGTCCGTTGTCTCTATTTCCACGCGACCACCTGGCGACTCCTCAAGTGCGAGGTGAAAGTTTCTTGCCCATTGACCTGTCACACCGCAAACGTACACGTAACGATAGAGTTTATCTGCCGTGTCAATCGTAAATGGTGTATTGATAGGATAATATGGGGCACGAAAAGGCAGATGCTCAAAACTGCCCACGAGACACGGTGCACAATGGACTTCTGGATTAAAATCTACGACATACTTTATCCAGAAAAATCGAAAGCACGAGTCTTTGAGCTTATATTTGATGTGCATAGTATTTTTTAACCTTTCTTGATAGATGTGGGTGCGTGTATGACCGCAAAGGTAGGCCGCACAATGAGAGATGTGCATATGTTCTCCATAGTAGATGATTGCTCTTGTGCGTCGCCGTCTCTGTTAAGAATGTGAATACGGAAATTACAGGTCTCAAACATGAGAATACCTTTTGCAATGGTGGGCTGGCCTAATTCATACAAGATTCTGACCAATCTTACAGCTTCGGTGCGAGTTTTGTAGCGTGCCAGATAATGACCACGATAATTGACAATAAACCATTTTGTATCTCTCCAGCTATGGCGTTCGGCCAAAGGGTGACACGGTTCTTTGCCAGTATACCACACTTCATCTATAAAATATGGTATTTGCTTGGGAGTGCTTTGCATGAGAGCTTTGGCAATCACAGTAGGTGTTTTTCGCATAAGCTCAGGGTTAAGCAATCCTTGTTGCTGCAGTATAAATGCCGCGTCATCGGAAGAAATGAGCGAAGATTCTTGCTCATATTCAAGATAAAACAGCGTTTTATGTGGTGTTTGATAACGAATCACTCGTAGCTCATCTAAAGATGGACAATGTACTTTGTTGAGTGCCTGAGCTATTTTTTGATTGACCCAAATGTTTCTTCCATGCAGTTGCAGATAGAGCCGTACAAGATTGGTTGAGGGATTAGTGTACGGAATAATGGCGTATGACATAAAGTTTAGCCAAAAAGAGTGGGTAGTTTAGTGAGTTGTGGCTTTTGATGTGCGTCGAGCGGTCTTTTTGACTTTTCTTGCGATTGGCTTGGTAGGCTGTGCAACAGCAAAATACTTTTCAGGCAACGTGTAGTTCGTGAGTTGAATATGTATATCGGCTTGCGCCATCGCTTCTTCTATCAGATGCCTGACGATATCTCGTTCCTCTCTTGACTGGCATTGTACTTCATACGCGGCTGTTTTGGAGCAAAACCGAAGAGGAATATGGTCGTCCCTCAAAATTCTTTCAACATCTTCCCGCTTGTCAGCTTGAGCCGAAATAAATACGATATATCGGCCTGTGTAGGTACAAACGTGGTTTTTCATGACAGTTCTCCTTGGATAAAAAATTATGAATAGATTAACTCCAAAAAACGGAGTATGATGTGCTTGTTTCTTCGAGAGCAATTATGAGGACAAGATAATCTTCAATGGTCAAGTTAGGGATAAGGTCTCTGCTGACCTTACCTGCTCGTCCTCTACGCTCGTAGGTCTTGACGTTGAGCTTGCTGTCTGTCGCTGCTTGCTTTGGTCGGTAATGAATACAGTGCGATGGAACATGGCCATATTCATCGAATCGTTTGAAATTGTGTGGGTTCAGTTGGGTTGAATAATCTTGTTTCATAGATGGCTCCTTTTACTTTTTTAGTGATGAGTGTGATAGTACGCAATCGCTTTTGACCAGAGAATGTCGTCAATGTAATCAAGCATTTCTTCTTCTGTCGCCTCTACTTCAAGAATGATTGTAGAGCAGCATTTTCGCAACTCGACCTTTGTAAATTGCGTCGCTTGAAGAAAATACGTTACTGCTTCGAGCGTTTGGGTATTATCAGTTATTTTGATTGCCGCTTGCATTTTTCCTCCTAAACCTTTGATAAATAATGATTTACACTTGTCAGATAAGTCAGCAAATTGTGTGCCAAATAATCTAAAAAATGTCAGATTTTTAGTTAAAAACGCACAAAAAACGGCTCTTTTTCGCCTTAAAACGCCCAAAACCTTCCTTTTTCGGCTTTTTTTAGCCATAGAAAGGAAGGTTTTGAACAGTATGTCAGATTTTTACCACACTGTCAGGTTTTTCTGACAGCAAAGTGTCAGATTTTTCTGACAAAAAAATTTTACATAGAGGGAGTTTTTCTACGCTTGTAGGGCTTTTTCCTCGTGTATGGTTTGCGGTGTTGTTTCCTGTGAAGAACCCGCTGAATACCTGCTGGTGTGTAGAAAGTGTACGTGCCGAAGATATGATAGTGAACGCCTTTTACGAGAATGGGCGTGGAGTCTTTGCTGGGTGTGCCATGTGCTAAGTGGTGGAGTTGTGCCCGTGTGAGAGAGTCTCCGTGTTTTTGCAGTTCTTCCAGTACTTGCTTTGAGGAGTATAACTGAGGCTTTTCCATAGACTTTATCGGACTTTTGATATATTTGCAAGTAACTATACAACTTATATGCCAAAGTGTTACGGTTCTTGCTATGAATAATCCTACGTATAAGCGAACAAATAACTATACAACTTATATGCCAAAGTGTTACGGTTCTTGCTATGAATAATCCTACGTATAAGCGAACAAAAATACAGAAAGAAAAAGACCAAGTGCTTATTGCCGAAAAAACGCTCAAGGGGTTTTCTCAAGCAATGATTGCTGCTGAATTAGGAATCACTCAGCAGCAGGTCAGTAAAGATTTAATGAAAATACGCACACAATGGAAAATGGAACAAACCCAACACGTGGACGACATTATCAACAAAGAATTACAAAAATGTGATTTGATTGAGCGTGAAGCGTGGCAAGCATGGGACAGAAGCTGTGAAGAGGCTCGCCGACGCATCGTCAAAGCTATTGGCAAAACATCAGATAAGAATAAAGAAGAAAAACCTTCTACGATTGAACAAACAACACAGACAGAACAACGTGACGGCGACCCGCAGCATCTGCATACTGTATTACAGAGCATGAGCCGCAGAGCAAAATTATTAGGACTGGACAGACCGCAAAGAGTTGAACAATCAGGCACAATCGTTATGGAGAACGTGAGTAGTGATGCCATCCTCGCAGAAATTCAAAAGCTCGAAGCTGAAATTGCTGCTCAAGAAAAAAGAGCTTCTTGAACAGTTATTCAAAGCACAGGCGCGTGAGTCTTTTTTGGACTTTACGCGCTACATTATGCCCGCTTACGAAGTAAACTGGCATCACGCTTTGCTGCATCGTACATTAGAAAAATTTATTCGTAAAGAAATAAAGCGATTGATGATTTTTACACCACCTCGACATGGTAAAAGTCAAATTGTCTCTAAGCACCTTCCAGCCTATATTTTAGGGCATTTCCCAGATGCCCATATTATCGCCGCTACATACGATTCTGATTTAAGCAAACAATTCAACAGAGAACTACAACGCATTATTGATAGCGAGGCGTATCGCTGTATTTTTCCTGATACAACGCTGTATGGCTCGTTTGTACGAAGTAATTCCTTTGGTCGGTATGTGCGAACGACTGATATGTTTGAAATTGTAAATCATCGGGGAAGCTATCGCTCCGCTGGAATTGGTGGCAGCATTACAGGGATGGGCGGTGATTACATTATACTTGACGACTTAATAAAAAATGCGGAAGATGCCTATTCAGCGCGGCGCAGACAGAATACATGGGATTGGTTTTTGACCACCTTGTACACACGACTTGAAAAAAATGCAGGTCTGCTATTGACAACAACACGTTGGCATGAAGACGATATTGCAGGCCGACTTCTTAGGAGCGAGACAGGCGAAGATTGGACTGTGGTTTCGCTACCCGCTCTTGCAACAGATTTCTTGCATCCAGACGACCCGCGTGCAGTAGGTGAGCCACTCTGGGAAAATAAATATCCTCTTGATGTATTAGCAACAACAAAAGATTTGCTGGGAACGTATGTTTTTTCCGCAATGTATCAGCAATTCCCTATACCACATACAGGCGGACTTTTTCGTCGTGATTTTTTTCGATATTTTACTGTGGAAGACGACATTTGTACCATGTTTCGCCCTGACGGCTCGACAAAGCGCGTGGCTATTGTTGATACAGTGCGATTTATTGCTATTGATTTGGCCGTGAGCGTTAAAGATTCATCAGACTATACGGTGGCAGGCGTGTTTGGCCGCACGCCCGACAACGAGCTTTTGGTCTTTCACATTGAACGCTTACGCATTGAAGGAGCAGAACATCCCTCTTGGGTACGGAGGCTTTATCAACAATGGAAACCGTCATGGATTGGCATTGAATCTGTGGCGTATCAACTGTCCTTAGTTCAAACCATGCTGCGAGAAGGGCTGCCAGTGCGAGAATTACGCCCTGACAAAGTACGAGAGGCCCGGGCTTTATCGGCAGCAGCACGTATTGAAGCAGGAACAGTCTATTTTATGGACGGAGCGCGTTGGATGATGGATTTTGAAAATGAATTATTATCGTTTCCTTTTGCAGCCCACGACGACCAAGTGGATGTGTTAAGCTATGCAGCCGCACATTTATCAGAAACAAACGAGCTTTTTATCACCACTCGCCGCATTGAGCGGAAATCTTTATCGCCCTTATTATGAATACCGACATACAATCGCCCACAACAGAAGAAATCGCTTCACGCCTTGCTCGTCAAGCATTTATGAGTGTTTTTGATTCATTTCAAAATCCAGATGAAACTCTTAAGCGCATTGGTGGACAGTACAAAAATTACAACTCTTTACTGTTCGACGCACACTTGTCAGCAGCTATTCGCTCCCGAAAATCTGGCACATTGGCGTATGAATGGATGATTCGCAACAATTCTGAAGATCCAGAGGATGAAGTCTATCTTTTTGTACACTCAATGTTTCAAAAGCTCAATATCACTCAAATTATTGAGCAAATTTTGGATGCACCTTTATACGGGTTTCAACCATTGGAGGTGTTATGGCAGCCTCAAGAGAGCAAATGGGCTGTCATTGACGTTGTAGCAAAGCCACTGGAATACTTCACCTTTTCCAATCATGGAGAACTTAAATTTGTATCATTGGACAACCAGACAGGGAAGGTCGTACCGCCGTTTAAGTTTTTGCTACCACGTGTGGGTGCAACATACGACAATCCATACGGTCAGGCCGCATTGTCTCGATGCTATTTTCCTGTCTTGTTCAAAAAAGCGACGGTAGAGTCTTGGCGGGTATTCACTGAAAAATATGGAATGCCATACTTTGTAGCAGCACATGAATTCGGTACGGACAAAAAGCGTATTGATGAGCTTGCCGATAGCTTGCAGGCATTAGTAGAGGATGCTGTACTGTTATATCCAAAAGGTACAGATGTACGGATTGAACAGACGGGCAGCACTATTAGCACAGGAATTTTCAAGGAACTATCCAGCTTTTTGAATGCAGAAGTCAGCAAAGCTATTTTGGGACAAACGCTCACGACAGAAGTTGGCACGGACGGCAGTGGTTCATATGCAGCAGCGCGGGCGCATCTGGATGTGCGTTCTGATATTATCGAATCGGATAGACGGCTTGTCGAGCAGACGATAAACGAGCTTATTCGATGGATTATCCAGTTGAATTTTTCATCAGAGACTATGCCAACGTTTAGTCTGTATCAAACCGAAGACGTAGATATGGCAACGGCTCAACGCGACGAAATTCTATCAAAAACAGGAATAAAACTGCAAAAGTCCTATTACATGAGAATATATGGTCTTTTGGAGACGGATTTTGAATTGGCTGAAAATAGCCCGCAAAAAAGTCAATTTGAGGCTGCGGGCGCAGTTTCCTCCGAAAACGCGCAAAAACTTATAGATGCGCTTGCAGACAGTCTTTCTGAAACAGAACTTTTGATGCAATCAAAGAAAGCCATGCGTCCTATCTACGAATTTATTCAGCAGCAGCAGTCGTTTGAAGACCTGCTCAATAACTTGACCGCACAGTTTCCACGCATTGACACTGAAAAACTACAAACCATGCTGGAAACCCAATTACACGCCAGCTACGCCTTAGGCACAGAATCTGCGGAAAGGTAATCAGTATGCCAGAAATTACACCTGCACGTATTGGTCTTGCCTTGCAACTCCCGCCAGAGGAGGCGTTGGCCTTTTTGTTCGGCAAAGATTCAGCCGTGTACGCAAGTTTCAAAGACGTGCAGCCCGAAGTTTTCCGCACGGTTTTTACCGTTGCTGGAGTAATGAAAATGGACGTATTGCTGGCAGTACGAAAGCTCGTAGAAGATGCCTTGCAGAATGGCGAGTCGTTTGCAGAATTCAGAAAAAGAATGAGTGAAAATGAACTCATTGCCGCCGTGCTGCCAATAAGTCGCCTGCAAACTATCTATCGAACAAACCTGCAAAGCGCGTTCATGGCTGCACGATACAAGCAACAGATGGCCATTGCTGAACGCAAACCGTTTTGGCAGTTTGTAGGAGTCATGGATGATTCCACAACACGAGGATGTCGGCAACTTGACGGCAAAGTATTTCGCTATGATGATGATTTCTGGAAAACAAATTACCCTCCACGCCATTTTAATTGTCGGTCTCGCGTTATTGCGCTCAATCAAAGAGAAATCGAACAAAACGGCAGTGTGGTCGAGCAGGGAAAAAATTACCAAAGCATACAGCCTGATTCAGCATTTGCAGCGACACCCGATAAGCCATGGAAACCTGATGTAAGCAAATACAACAAACAAGAAAAAGCACTATTACAAAAGCATTTAGCAAGCTCTGGTTACAGTCAAGCAGAAGAAAAATTATTTCTTAGTGAGTATAAAAATCAACAATAAAAATTAACAGTGTGAAAACCATTACACACAATTCTTGGACGGCAAATATAGCATGAATAGTGTATCAAAAACAATAAACCATCCCAGCATGATTGCTCTCCGTTCTGATTAGTTTTTTGAAACAATAACCTGCGACTGCAACACATCACGGTCAAGCAAGCGATAATGCAGAGCTTCCAAAACGCGCTTTTGTTCAATGTACAGTGTGCGGTAGTATTCCGCCACCCTTCGTTCTGCCTCTAACTCTGTGCATTCGGGGTCATAGTCCGCATCGGAAAAAAGCGTGTCAATCGGGGTCATATACAATAAAATTTTGTATGTGTTGTTTGATTGCGTCGTATTTTGATTGAAGGCCTGACAACGCTTTAGTTAAATCATCAATTTGCCGATTCAAATCGTCAATTTCTTGATTCAAATCTCCAACTACATCCTGCCACTCTTTGCCTTCGTTTTTGATGTGCAGACCCGATGCAGAGAGTTTTGCGACAATAAATTCGGCAGCAGCAACCCAGTGCCGCGCTCGCGGATTGTTATAGTTTATCAAATCAAGTGTGGGGTCGCATTCCCAGCCATTATTTTTTAACAATTTGTACAACATCTTTTACACTCCGCAACAATCTATCAAATCTATCAAAATGGCGGATAGTCTTCTTCCTCAGCGTCTGCGTACTCTGGCTCACCCGGTGCGTATTCCACAGCATTTCTTTCCTTGTACCGCTGGCAGGACACATCAAACTCAAACCTGCAATACCCAAGCTGACCAATGTAGCGATGCTTGACCTTTTGCACATAGACCGTCGTGGTGCTGTGCATCCCTGTTTTGTCGAAATTTCGATGCACCACAATTCCGTTATCTACAACATTGAACCAGTTACTACTGCCCATGATGGAGTACAAGTGCGGCACTTCAAAATTCACCCCATCAGACAGCTTTTGCATCTTCGTCGGATGCGCCACCACGTTCAAGTGAATGTCGTGCTGGCGGGCAAAGTACTTGAGCTTGTTCAGTGTTTGCCCAACATACTCAGTTTCATTCATCTCACGCGGTCGCTGGTGTTCAATCGTATTCCATGGGTCAATCACTGCCGCACTGATGCCCTCGCGCATGACTAAATACGCCAAGCGCTCCAAAATCATGTCCAGTTTGAAATTTTCGTTCGGGGGCTGCACGTAAAAAACGTTTTCATTCAACCACACACGAGCCGCATACGCATCCTCCTGTGTCATGCGGCCATGGTACTGTGGCAAAAACGGCTTGCCAACAAGAATTTCCGCCAAGCGTTGCAAATGCACCTTGACGGGATAGTTCTCTGGAGTGAACAATCCTGCTTTCCAGCTGTGCCGCCGAGCAAGCTGTATCAACACGTGGTCAAGAAAATTCGATTTCCCGCTTCGAGGTACACCCGTCCAAACGGTCAGCTGCCCTGGATGAAACTGAATCAACGTGTCAAACCCCGCAAACCCTGTTGTTGCTCCTTGCGGATAGCCATTTTCGTAGAGGTCGTTGTAATCATCAACAAAATCATTCACCGTGTACACACCATCCACAGGATACGGCTCTGACGTTTGAATACACGCCCGCAGCCGCTCCGCGCCGTGTTTGATGAGAACATCGTTTGCATCCTTGCAGTCGTTAGGAAACCGCACAATCCAACACCGCGCTTTCCCTAAACGCCGTGCCAACTCTTCACGCAAACGAATTCCTACTGCGTCGTTGTCGGTGGCGAGGTAGATTTTATCCTTGTTGTCCAACCACGGAGCGCACAGGGTCAAAAACTCCATCTTGCGGTCGATGTTTTTTGCTTCCGCATTGATACCGCCACCCGGAACACTGACAGCATTCAAAACTGCGGCTTCGTAAAACGCCAGCTTATCGTTTTCGCCCTCACAAATCACACATTCGGTGGTGTCTTTGATGTCGTTCAAACCATACAGCACTTGCATTCCGCCTTTGACCTGCGCGAATTTTTTGTCTTTTGTGCGGTATTTGATGTTCACACACATATCGCCGACAAAGTAATTGTAGGCAATCGCTGGCCGCTCTGTCCCTTCTATCCACGCCTTTTCCGTGAACTCCACGCCGTTTTTCTCTAACGTGGCGGCAGATATGCCGCGTTCGTTGGAAAACCATTCCTGAAGGCTTTGCGGAGGCTTTTTTTGTGATTCTTTTGGCACAACGGATTTCCACTCGGGCTTTGTTTCGTTCTGCTTTAATCCGCCCGTCCACGAACAGTGATGACAATACCACGTTTTTTTCTCCACGTTTACCGCAAGGCAAGCAATGGACTGATGAGCAAGTTCGCGCGTGTGGCTACATTGCGGACACGTGGTACGCTGTTCGCCCGAACCATAGGGATTGATGCCTGTGATGCCGAAATCAGCGTAGGTCTGAAATTGGCTCATACAATCACAACACCATCCCTTCCAGAACTCTGCCGTTTTTCGGCATCGCTTCGATTATCTTGCTGTACGGCTTGGTGTAGTCGCTTTCGTCGGAGAGCCATGCCTGTGCGGACTTGATGTACCGCTCCGTCCTGTGTTCGCATTTGCACAATTCGTCGTACCAATGCGCCTGTTTCACCAGCCATTTTCCGCGTTTGTTTACTGTGTCATCATCGCTCGCACCGCGCAGGTGCAGTAAGTCTGCAAACAGCCTTTCCGCTTGTTTCCACGTCGCCGCATCGTTACGGTACGTCTCCGGGTACGCCAGTTGGAAATCCTCCCAGTGCTTCAACCAAAGAGGATTGCGCTCCTGCGCCGCCGCCCCTTTTCCCGTTCCGCCTTTCGGTTTCTGCAACCGATTCGTTTGGGCGTTCCCACCCGACAACGATTTCTCACGTTTGGGCGTAAGCGAAGCGTCGCCCCCTCTGAGTGTTTTTCTTTTATTCTTATTCTTTCTTATAGGGTTACCTTCTTGGTTACCTTCTTGGTTACCTTCTTGGTTACCTTCTTGGTTACCTTCTTGGTTACCTTCTTGGTTTCGTGAGGAAACTAAGCCGTTTTTTTGGTTACCTTCTTGGTTACCTTCTTGGTTACCTTCTTGGTTTCGTGAGGAAACTAAGCCGTTTTTTTGGTTACCTTCTTGGTTTCGTAGGAAAACGAAATCTTTCAAAATGAGTAGTTCATAAACAGGCTCTTGAGCATTTCGACTACCTTCTTTGAAATCAATAAGACCTTTTTGCTTGAGTTTATTTCGTACCTCAATAAGCGTTTTACGGCTTATGCCGAGCGGCGAACAAACTGACCATGTCGGCATTGGGAACGGGTTTTTCCATTGAAGCTCATTGCATTGACCAATCAACCAGTCATATACATCCGCTTCGACATGAGAAAACCTAACGTTGTACCGCAATCTCCGAAAGTGATTTTTGAGTTCATACAGGTAACCATTCATAACACACCTTCCGCTTTCGCCATTAGGAGGAGTTCGTAAAAATCCTCTTTCCGTAAAACAACATACTCACCGTTGCGCGTTAGTTTTGAGAACACGACAGGATATTCGCCCTCTTTGTGCTGCATACCCTGAAGAACGTTGGCATAGCTGATGCCTTTCGCCGTGTTCTTGCACTGAACAGCAAACGGTGAGGTGTGTTGTAGGTCAATGCCTTGAACATCGGCAAGGCGGTTTGTATTGCGGCTGGTTGCCGCTTCCGTCCAACCTAATGCGCGAAACTCTGCTGCTATTTGACACTCGTAAGCGTGTCCTTTGCGACGTGCATACGCACCTGTTTTTTGCTTGGTCATGCTGTTGCTCTCCGTTGAAAGGGTGAAACAGGAGAGATATACCCAAGTTGTACCTTGGTGTGGTACGCCCAGCCTGATTTGAAGCCTGCCGCTTTTTGAAAGCGGTCAATTTCCTGCATTGTTGGGCGACCGCCCACTGAGCGCACAAACCGATTCCACGCAGCCATAGGCTTTTCCTCCGCTTCCACAGAACGCAACAACTCCGATTCCATGCGCCGTGCGCGGTAGTTTTCGTGTTTTACTTCAATCAGTTCAAAATCCTCAATCGTATTGGGAAGGTCTTGCGGGGCATAGGTTTTTCGGGTTTTCTTGTCCATCACTTTAATCTCAACCCACTCTGCATGTTTCTTTACGCCCGCAAGCGACCATTCACGGTCTTGCTCTAAAAATCCATGTTTGAACGTGTTGTCGGCATGGTCAAGAATCAATGCCCCTGATTTCCCCTCAAACGGTCGCAACGCTCGCCCGCCTTGTTGTAGGTACATTGCCAGCGATTGTGTCGGGCGGGCAAACTGCACACATTCAATCGCGGGAACGTCAAATCCTTCACTTATCACGTTGACATTCGACAGAACGTCAATTTGTCCCGCCGCAAAATCACGGAGTAGCGTATCGCGCACAGCATCTGGCGTTTCACCGTCCAAGTGTGCGGCACGAACACCTGCGTTTTTGTAGGTTTCCACAATATGCTTCGAGTGATGCACATTCACGGCAAAGCAGACTGTTTTACGCCCCTCGGCTTTGGTTTGCCACGTCCGAACAAGATTGCCAATCAGGGCGTTTTGGTTCATCAACGCGAACAATTCCGCCTCGTTGTAATCGCCCCGTGAGGTTTTGAGTTTGGAGAGGTCAAATTTGAGCGGATTTGCAAGCACACGCGGTTGCACGAGGCTTCCTAACGCAATGAGTTCCTTCACGCTCGGCCCCCTTACCATTTCCTGAAAAATATCGCTCAACCCTTTTCCGTCTGCGCGGCAGGGCGTGGCAGACACGCCCAAATGCCGTGCGTCGGGATATTGCTCGTACACGCTTTTGTAACTGGTTGCTTTTGCGTGGTGCGCTTCATCGGTGATGATGAAGCCAACATTCATCGGCGCATCACGGCGGGAAATCGTCTGCACCATTGCCACATTGATTTGCGCCGTCGGGCAGTAACGGTATCCAGGCATAATCACCTCGGCGGTAATGCCGTAGCGTTGCAGAGAGCGCAACGTTTGCAGTACCAGTTCTTTGCGGTGAACCAGAATGATGATTCTATGCCCTTTTGCAAGGACGTCGTAGGAAATAGAGGAAAACAGTACCGTTTTCCCGCCACCAGTCGGAAGCTGCGCTAATACGCTCCGCATACCGTCTCTGTATGCCGCATAAATACTCCGTTTAAGGGCTTGCTGATACCCTCTAAGCTCCGGTTTCTGTTGCATGCGCCTCCTCGCTTTCTTTCTCTACCGTTGCGAAATCTTCCAATGCCGATTGCTGCCGCTCGTAGGATTCAAGCGGACGTTCTTTCACTTTTACGCCTGTTTTGATGTCAAAAAAGAGCATGACTTCGCGCTCGTGGTCAGGCACAAAATAAATGTTGGTATCCACAGAACGTTTTTTGGTTATTATCTGCTGTCGCAAATCTTCACGTCGCGTATCGGAATTTTTAATAAGGCTGCCGTAGTGCGAGGTCGCGCTTTTTTTCTCTAATTCTAACTGGTCAATTTCTAAACAAACGGTCGTGTACTCGCGCTCGACTTCGCGGAGTTCTTCTTCCGACAAATCATGCTCAATGCGCTGCCAGTCATTTCCAACAGCTATTTCTTTGATTTCTTCGGGGGAGAGATGTTCTCGTGTCATCGTTGTTTCATGTAATGAGTGAGAAAATGCTTATTGCAGAAATATCTATCTTGAACAATGCGGCCATTATGTTTGCGGTTGCAATGCAGGCCAGCCTGTTGGCGCACCGCCGCCCTTACTTTCCCAGCGTCAAGCGCGGGCTCATTGTTCCCTCGTGGGCAACTTTCGCCGTGCCGTTCTTTCGCATCATGTCCTCCAATGCCTTTTTATGTTCAGCGAGCTTTTGTATTTCTGCGTCCAATGCTTGCCATTCGAGGCTTGCCGAGTAGTCGTATTTTTTGCCTGTAACCGCCGTTGTGAGAGCGACCGTTTCGTGCTGAAAGCCACGCTCGCGGAGTTCTGCCACGGCGAGGTCTTTGATGCGCTCAACAACCTCATCGCAGTATTGCGATAGCAGTTTTGCGCGAACATAGTGTCCAAGCACGTCCCCGCTCCCTTGAATAGCAGCTGCCGATTGCTCCGCAAGGTCAGCCAATGTTGTTTTGGTCAAAACGAGGTCGTGTCCCAAAGGTAAACGCATGATGGCTAAATTTTTGGAATACGCAACCTCTGGCGTGGATTTTTGTGTAGTGTTATTCATCGTTAAGTTCGTTTGGAAGTGGAATAGAGAGTAAAAATTCAATGGAGGCCCATCGGCGCACCCGCTCTACATAGCTCTCAAACTCTTGCGTGGTCAAATCGCTTGTCGAGCGCAGGGTATCGGGCAGGTCTGGCGCGTGAGCGGGCTTCCGCAAAAACAGCATTTTCAGCGCGTTGTGCATTTCTTCGTGTTCATAGCCTGTGTAGTCGGAAAGTAACGGAATGATAACACCCCAGTAGTAGCGATTTTGAGCATTGCTGCGAGGCTTGGTGCGGCGTTTGACCGTGACATCGACATTGCCGCGCAGGCCACGTACGTACTGAGACATTCGTTGCTTTTCTCCATCCAAAAAACGCAATACGCCATTTTCTACACAGGCCTTGAATACAGGATGTATCATAGTGTTTCAGGCAAATGACGTTTCAACAATGCGACGCTCGCGGTTCGTCATCTGCAAATACGGCTCAAGTTCGTACAGGCGCACAAAATTCAAAAAGTAAAAAAGAAGCGCGTTCAGGTCATCACGCATGGCAGCATAGGGAACACAAACAATATCACGTTTGATATGTACCAACTCGACAGGCACGCAATCACGCAGCGCGAAGATCATATACCGAAACTCGTCTGCGCCAAACATATCGCAATAAAAACGCCATTGATACGAAGCCTCGTAGGTCTCGCGGAGTTTGTTATCATCCCACACCGACCATGCACCATCTATCCACCGCGTTTTGAAGTCGGTCAGTACCGTGCCGCGTAAATGGTCACACGTGCCTGTCACAAGAACCCTTAGGTTATCAAGGGAGTATGTTTTATAGATAGGTTGTTCAAATGTTGCATCGTACTGGACGTGACGAACGCAGTTCTCAACCGTGTCCGCTGCGAATGTGAATCCATCACAGACATACTGTCCGCCAGCATAGTACAAATGTGGTTCAGTCAGGATGGCGTGAAACGCCGTCCCCATTTGCATTTTGGGGGTAGGTGGTG